ATAAGGCATATTTTTACACACTGGATGATAGTTCTGGTGCAAGTGAAAGTTCCCCTGGTGTTATATCTCCTGATACCAATGCAGGTAATAAAAGATGGATACTGAAGGGAAATGCTTTAATAGGGGATTATAAAGGTAATTGGGCTGCTTCTACTGCTTATGTAACGAGAGAGCTCGTTAAAGACACATCTAATAATAATATATATTATTGTAATACATCACATACGTCAAGCGGTTCCCAGCCTATTAATACTAATACTGATAGTGCCAAGTGGGATTTGATTGTTGATGCAGCAGCTGCAGCTACATCTGCAACTGCGGCAGCAACTTCGGCAACGGCAGCAGCAGCTTCTGAGACTGCAGCAGCAGCTTCTGAGACTGCGGCAGAGACGGCTGAGACTAATGCTGAGACAGCAGAAACTAATGCAGAGACAGCAGAAACTAATGCAGAGACAGCTAAGACAGCAGCTGAAACAGCAGAGACTAATGCGGAAACAGCAGAAACAAATGCATCTACATCTGCTTCTGCGGCATCTACATCTGCAAGTGCTGCAAGTACATCTGCAAGTGCGGCATCTACATCTGCAAGTGCCGCAAGTACATCTGCAAGTGCGGCATCTACATCTGCAAGTAATGCAAGTACATCTGCAAGTAATGCAAGTACATCTGCAAGTAATGCAAGTACATCTGAAACAAATACAACAGCGGCAGCAAGTGCTTTGGCTTGGAAGTATACCTTTGATAGTAGTACTTCAATGAACGACCCAGGCGCAGGGGATATAAGGTTTGATAATGCCACTATAGCTTCAGTTACTAATCTGGCTATGGATGCAACTTCAGCAGATACTGGAAATCCTGATATATCTGATTTAATCGCAAGTATAGATGATGGCAGTAATGATACACATGAGGGTTATATAACGATACGAAAATCTGGCACACCTGCTACTTTTGCCTGTTATAGTGTTACAGGGGCTGTAACGGATAGCACAGGATGGTTGCAAGTACCAGTAACCCATGTTGCATCCAACGGCACAATATCAAATACCGACACACTTTATATATCATTTACTCGTACTGGTGCTAAAGGAGCAACTGGATCAACAGGACCAGCAGGTGCAGGCAGTGACACTCCTGCTGATAATGTATTCAGGATTACAGACCAGACTGATACAACTAAGAAGATAGCGTTTGAGGCTTCTGGCATATCAACAAGTACTATAAGAACGATTACCGTACCTGATAACGATATTACTCTTGGCGGGAAGGTTCTTTCATTTTTAAAATAACAAGGAGATACAATGGCAGGGACATTTAGTATAAAGGCTTTGGGAGAGGGACAGTTAGCGGCATCTAAAGGCACTATATATACCGTGCCAGGCGCTACTCAAGCAATAATAAAAACAATAACTTTAGTAAACGAAACAGCGGGAGCACTTACCTGTAATTTATACTTGAACGCTGGATCTACTTCTAGAAGAATAATTCCGAAAGATTTAAGTCTTGGGGCGGGAGAATCACTGGAGACTGATACAGATTACACATTAGAAGCCTCAGATTTAGTAGAGGGAGATGCTTCTTCAGCAACATCTATAGACTATACAATTAATGGTATAGAAGAATCATAAGGGAGGAAGAAAAAAAATATGAAGGTAATTGATACGAATGGAAATATAAAAACAAAACAAGCTGATGCCGAAGGTACGGCAGTTAAATCAACAGGCGAAGCGGGGGGAACTAAGTTTTTAAGAGAAGATGGGGATAACAGTTGTTCCTGGCAAACTGCACCAGTTACTTCTGTTAGTGGTTCTACTGGTGCTGTTGCGGATGGCGATATAGACCATGACTCTCTTGCTAACTTTGCAAGTAATGAGCATTTCACGCAAGCTAATATTACTGCGACAGGAACTATTGCAACTGGTGTATGGAATGGAACTGCTGTAGATGGTACTTATGTGGACTTAGAAGGTACGGAACTGAAAAGTACGGGTGAAGCCGTAACTACAAAATTTTTAAGAACAGATAGTGACGGGTCATGTTCTTGGCAAGTACCGTCATATACGGCAACTTCCGTAGGTAAACATACTCTTTGGATACCTGCCGCTGCGATGCGACCAACGGATTCCAATGGGTGTGCAGCAATTACTGATGTGGAGACAACGGCAGGGAGACCAGACTTACAGGTACTTGACTTTGATACTGGTGCAGACGAGGCTGCACAATTCCAAGTTGCCCTGCCAAAAAGTTGGAATGAAAGTACAATTACATTCAGGGCTTTCTGGACTTCAACTGCAACGGATACAGATGGAGTTGCTTGGGCATTACAAGGAGTGGCAACTGCCAATGACGATACAATAAATGTTGCTTATGGTACTGCTGTCGTAGTTACAGATGATAATATTAGTGCTGCCGAGGACTGTTTAGTTACAGCAGAGAGTAGTGCTGTAACGATTGCAGGAAGTCCGTCAACTGATGAATTATGTTTCTTCAGGATATTCAGGGATGTATCTGATGCTAATGATGACATGGCTGAAGATGCACGATTAATAGGAATTCAGTTGTTTGTAACAACAGACGCAGGGGAGGATACATAATGGGAATAAAATACGCTAAAGTTGACAGAAATACAGGAAGGGTTTGTGAGACAAAAGTATTTGAGGAAATAAAAAGGGATTTAAGTTGCCCGAATAAGGAATGTGTTTGGTTGGAAGTGGTTAATGAATCACGACCACAACTGGATACTGTATCTGTTCCCGACCCTAGAAGTGAAACAGGAACATCAGAGATAACAATTCAGAAGGCGGTTAAGACAACTACCATTCCTGATATTTCTGATTTACAGATACCAGTTCCTCCTGATACAAAAGTAACTTACGGTTTCAAGGTTGTTGATATGACTGCGGAAGAAATCCAGATAATGAAAGATTCGTTTATCAGGGGTCATCTGGACAATGACGATAAGGAACTGACAAGGTTGGTGGAGCAGATACTGGTTAAGATTGCGACTAAAAGTTCAAGACTGACAAAAGATGATTTCTCTCAGGAGACATGGGATTATATCAATACGAGAAGGGGTTATAGGGGGGAGGATGAAATCTAATGTTGAAACTTAATCATCTTACAGGTTTTGGTAGTGGTGCAGCAGCAGCAGCAGGTGATGTTACGAGTTATGTGTTTGATGGAACAGGAGGAGATAATCTCTCCATCCCTGACCATGCGGATTGGGATTTAACAGGTGACTTTACTCTTGAATTATGGGTTAAGCACGTTGATCATGTAGGAAGTGAAAGATATATATCAGTTTATGAAGATGGTGATAATTATTTTACGTTTTGCCATCAACATGGTAGTGGCTTAGAGTATTACTGGCGTAATGACGGTGGCACTGCTTTTAGTATAATAAGCGCACTTGAAATCACAGATACCGACTGGCATTTTGCACAAGTAGTAAAAGACGGTGCAAATACAGAAATTTATTTAGATGGTGTACAGGGCGCAGACGGAGACACTACAGATACAGATTTAACTCTAACTGCAACTTTATACATAGGAACATTACAAGGCTCAGATGATTTACTTCAAGGTAACGTTGACGAGATTAGAATATCAGATACGGCAAGAGGCACTTCAGTTCCAACATCACAATTCACTTCCGATGCCAACACGAAACTTCTCATACATGGTGGAGAGGCTTACACAGGAGCATTGACAGGGGAGACAACACAATCGTGTGTTACTTTTGATGGTTCAGGTGATTATCTCTCTGTAGCAGACCATGCAGACTGGACTCTAGGTGCTGGTAATTTCACCATAGAAGCCTTTGTTAAGTTTAACTCGACAGCAACAACTCAATCATTTTATGACCAGAGGGCTGACAGTAGTAATCAAGTAAATGTACAGTTTATGGGTGGTGGTGGTGGTTATATAGAGTTCTATGCTAGAAATGCAGGAGATGTGAAAGCCGACTATGGAGGGGCATGGACTCCATCTATAAATACATGGTATCATTTTGCTATTGTGCGAAATGGAGCAGACCTTGAGATGTATATTAACGGTACTGGTATAACTCCTACGGAGAACACAGCAATATCAACTAACACTATTAGTGATGTAGCTGATACCCTTACCATAGGTCAGCGAAATTCAGCTTCATATTTGGATGGGCAAATAAGCGAGTTCAGACTATCAGACACAGCAAGATGGGCAGCTAATTTTTCTCCACCAACAGAACGTTATACTTCTGATGCCAACACTCTCCTTCTTATACATGGAGATGAATACTTTACAGGGAATCGGGCATCAGGTACTACAGGAAGTGGAGCTACATTTACTGACTCAGGCAACACAGGACACACAGTTACGGAAGTTGGTAATGCTATATCAGCAAGAGGTGGTACTTTCAATGACTCAGGAAATACAACTCATGCAGTAACTGAAAACGGGCTTGCCCAAAGGTCTACAGGAGCGGAGTATAAGTTTTCTACTGATGGAGTAGGGTATTATTTTGATGGTTCAGGAGATTATCTTTCTGTTCCTGACCATGCTGACTGGAATTTTAGTACTGGCAACTTTACTTGGGAAGCATGGGTAAGATTCCCAAATGTTAATCCATCATCACATAATGGCATTATAGGTCAGTATGATGATAATGATAATTATGTAAGACTCCATTTATCAGACCCTAACTGGAAAATAAATTTTTCTGTCCGTTCTGGAGCATCGACTCTTTTATCACTTAGTCCTGATTCTAATTTAAAAAGCCATACATGGCATCATATCGCAATAGTAAGAGATACTAGTAATCTATGGCATATATTCGTTGATGGAACATCAATAGGAAATTCTACCACTTCCCTTACTATGCCTAATCTTGGAGGAGTTTTTGCGATAGGTCGTACAAGAGGATCAGCTGACATGGAAGGGTATATAGACGAGATTAGAATTTCTGATGTAGCTAGATATCCCTCTGGTACTCCATTTACCCCATCGTCTACTCAATTCACAAGCGATGCTAACACCCTCCTTCTCATACATGGTGGAGAGGCAAAGTCAGGAACAACAGGTAGTGGAGCAACTTTTACTGATTCAGGAAACACAGGGCATACAGTAACAGAAGTTGGTAATGCAATAGAATCAACAGGTAATTTATATAAATTTTAATAGGAGGCAGGAAATGATGAAAGGTTATAAGACGTGGATAGCAGCAGGATTGGCAGGAGTAAATAAATAGTTTTATATTTTTAGTGAGAAAATTAGTGGGGGTTAAACAAGAAATGCCTTATACAATAGATCAAATAAAGAGTGATAAGGATTCACATTTTAGTGGCGCATTGGCCACTGGCGCGCAAGAGTATGAAGATTTAAGTTTTCCTGATGGATACAGTGAAGCACAAATACAGAAACTGAGAATACATAGGGCCGTAATAGTTGCAGACAACACAAATACAACTACATTGGTTCCGTTCTATATTAATTTCTGGGGTAGTGATGCTGCTTCGCTTGCAACCGATCCTGATTTAGATTTGTTTCAGGGTAGGATGGAGTTTGCCGAAGGGGACCTTGAGCAGATAGGTGGTGGCGGTTTATATAGAGGTATCAGGGATTTGGGTGATAGTCCGATGTATTACATAGATGAAGATAATTCCAGTGAGTTGCATGTTAGTCTCCAGAATACAGACGGGTCAACTGCTTGGCATGCTAATGACGAGGTTAGGATTACTTTCTTTGTAGAACCTATACTGTAAGCCAAAACTATGCAATTAGAATTAACGAACAAACAAAAAAAAGAAGCTAATGATTTTGCGAATTTATATGCCTACAAACATACGCCTCATTCAGCAGCTTTCTTTAATGCGGATTATGATATAATCTTTGTGTGTAAAGGTAACCAAGCTGGTGGAACGGCTGTTATTGCTTATGGTTATGTTTTGCGCATTCTTGGTTGGCATCCTGTACCAAAGAAGAATATGGTATACTTTGAATGTCAGAAAGCCAGAGATTACAATGACAGGTTAAGAGCCAAAGAAGATATGGAGGGATATGAAGACGGCCACTACTTTTCGCCTAAAGTGTATTTTGAGAATCATAAAGACAAGCCATGTCCTTATTGTGGTACAGAGATACTTAGGCACGAAAGGGTAAACAAGATATATAGATTTGCTTCGCAGAGTTTGCCTATGGAAAAAAGTACTTCTACTGGTGACGAGAGTGATAGATCTGGCGAGGTAAAGAATACGCAATATCCTGAATTTACGCGATGGCTGCCACCATTTTTACTTAGAAAGGATATTACTGCGCGAAGACAGGTACAGGTAATAAGAGATCCATATGGTGGTAATGATATTATAATAGAGTATGTTAGTTATGCACAACCACCACAGAGAGTTGCTGGTTTCAAGCGTACAGCTACGTGGCTGGATGAGTTAGCACCAGAACCATTCTATGACGAACAACCAGCCCGTCTTATGGTGGAAGATGGTGATACTTGTATTTCGTATACACCAACAGTAGATAATGCCATTAGTTATTACTATGACAGGGTGTTTGAACGTGCTAAAGTATATTATAGAAGCAAGGCTATGCGTGATTATTATAAGCGCAAGCATAATATTAATTATCCAGAAGTAGAATTTACTGATAGCAAAGAATCAATAGCCGTTGTTCAGATGGCAACAGATGATAATCCTACGTTAATTACGGATGTTATTACAAAAAAATATGCAGGACTTGATGATGAACAGTTAATTGACATGCGTAGGTATGGCATCTTTGCTGCTGTTACCGGTAAAATATATAAACAGTTTACACCAAAGATACATGTAGTAAGGGGTTCCAAAGTATTTCCTGACGGCATACCAAATGATTGGGTATTTTTCAGGTCTGTAGATTGGCATCCTACAACTAAATTGGCTATTATATTTGTGGCATTATCGCCATACAATGAGGCTTTTGTGTATGCAGAATTAAACCCTGATCCAGAAAGGTATAATACATTGTCTGTGTGCAAGATGATTGTTGATGTAAGTGGTGAAACACGTAAGTTTGGTATGAATCTTATTGACCCACTTGCCAGTATTAAGCAGTCTAATACTACTAAAAGTGTAATAGATGATATGAATTATTATTTTAAGCAGATGGCCAAGAATGAAGAGTGTACCGGTGGTTGGTGGGAAAGTGCGAATACTAAGTCTACAGCATCTAAGACTGACCATAACCTAAGGGGAAGGGATGAAGTAAGACGAAGATTAGGCAATGCCTTGTTATGCAGGGAACCGTTTAATAACCAAATAACAGAAAGTGGATTGTTTAAGAGATTGCCGACATTATGGGTATTAAATGATTGTCCTCTTGTGGTTGATTCTCTTAAAGGCTGGAGAATAGAAAAGAGTAAGCCAACTGTTAGGTGGAGTCATTTTTGCACGGCCTTAGAGTTTTTAATGAAAGATATTAGATTCGCTCCAAGAAGTCAGGTGGCACGTAAACCAAGAAAATATATACATAAAAAGTACTATCAAACAAGTAGATAAGGAATGACATATGGCAAAACCAGTAAACGATGAGCAAGCTAATCAGCTAGCCAATACAATAATAGATGATGAATATCGGGTTGGTCGGGCAAATAACAATATTCCGGATAATGATTATTTAGATTATTTGGATATGTTTGATTGTGAGCGCACTGAAAAGAATTACGATTGGATGTCGGATATATACTTTCCGGAGTTCACATCACAGATGCTTACGCAATCAGCTATAGAAGCAGGTTTATATTTTAGGACACATGATTTTGTAGAAGTATATATTGGCAGTGAACAGGAAGTCCATAAGAACGCGGCTAAAGTAAATAAAGATTTAATAAACAAGACATTAAACAGAAGGCAATTGTGGTTTTATCAAAAGTATATGCGTGCTATTAATATGAAAAATATTAGTGGTGTTGCTTATTTTAGGTGTTGGTGGGAACAGGATACGCGTATGGAAAAGATAGGAACACGAAGGGTTCGTGAGCAAATAGGCACTGATATTAATGGTGGCCCGATAGAACAATTTACAGATCAGGATGTTGAAGTGGATGTTGTTCTTAAGGATCATTTTAACTTTGATGTTATTGATCCAAGGGATGTATTTACCGATCCATCGTATGTGTATAGTTTACAGGATAAACAATGGATAATACTAAGATTTGATACTACCGTTGATGAATTGGAAGCCAATGCCGATACTATGGAATATTTTAATCTTGACAAACTTCGTACAGATAGTGGTAATACACCTCGAGAGACAGATACAAAAGGAGATAAAACAACTCATCATGGTCTTGATAATAAAAGTAATGCTATCAAAACACCACTAAAATCGTTAATGGTATTACAAAGACTTGGTAAGCATTGGGTTATGGTTGGTAATGAAGAAGGAGATAGGGATCCCAATGGTAATCCTGTTAATGTTACAAGTGGTATAGGTAATGACGGACAGAAAAAGGAAGGTGCAGAATTACATGAGATGGTTATTACATTCGCAATGGATGGGTTCAATAGTAGCACTAGAACATTGATCGGTTATCATCCTGCGCGTGACATTGATTCCATGGGTAATCCGTATAGGCCTGTAACAAGGGGATTGTGTTATATGCATCCAGCCAAAGACGATGGTATGGGCGATGGCAAGTGTTTAAGGGAACTTCAGATTGGTATTAACGATACTATTAATATGGAGAATGACAGAACTAAGTTGGCTACAATACCAATTATGCAAGGTAATCAACATGATATCAGTGATAATGAAACACTGGTATGGCAACCCGGAGCATTTTGGCAAACTGAAACCGGGGATAAGCTTGACGAGGTGCAGATAGACAGTAACGTAGTGGGGGCCTTAAATCAGGTTAATTTATATCAGAATATGATGCAACAGGCATCTGGTGTGTCAGCTGAAACACAGAGTAAATTAGCGGCTCCAACAACAACGGCTACAGCTACTGTTAACCAAGTAAGGCGTAGTGATACGCGATCTGCATACAGAACGCTTACTATGGAGAATACGGGTCTTACAGATATTTTCTGGTTTATAACACAAATGTCGGCAAGGCATATGAGAGATGAGACAGCAGAAAAAATGTTGGGAGAGGAAGGGATGATAAGTTTTGATCCTACGCTCGACTTTACATATAAACCGGTATCCGCTTCAATAGATGATGATTCTTCTAAACAAACCAAAATACAGAATTGGATACAAGTATTAAGTTTTATAGCTAGTGATCCGGAAAGACGTGATGCCATTGATTATATATTAGGAGAGTTAGCATCACTAATGGGCAAAGAGTTTGAGGCTTTTGGCAATAAGTTCTTTGCAAATACAAAGGCTCCTCCTATGGCTGGTGGGGGTGGTAATATGCAACCACAGGGAGCTGCAGGAGCAGTCCCAAGTAATCAATCTGGAATGGAGCAATCACCAGAAGAGGTACAAGTGAGAGAGGCGGCTAATGCAATATAACTCAGGTGTTTATGGCAAAAAGCCAATAATAGATGTAGTTGAAGAAACTACTATTAGAAATCTTAGTGAAACTGCTGAATTTATGGAAGCACTCAATACCAAGACAGGACAGGTATTATTTAAAGATCTTATGTTATTATTGGATGAAAAGTTTAAATTAATATACGAGGAAAAATCCAATGAACAGGACAGGGCAATATTCTCGGCATGCAAACATATAGCTAAAAGGTGGAATGGTTTAATAGGGAAGCATAGTAAAAATGTAAGCACGCTAGAGAAAGTACGTGATGCAAAGAATAAAAAGAAGTTGGGATAATAATTTTTAAAGGAGAAAAAGATGGTTGATGAACTTGATGGACTTAACGATAGTGATGGTGTCGTTGACGAACCAGCAACGGAGTCTGGTGAAGATATGCTGGCTAGACTGGAAGCGGAGAATAAAAGTCTTAGAGATGGTAATAGCAAATTAGGTAGAGAGTTTAAGTCTTATAGGGGAGAGCAAGATGATAGATATAATGAGTTACTTGATAAGATTTCTGAACTTTCCAGTTCTCCTGCAACTACAGGAGAATCTGATAATTATTATAATGATCTTGATGATCCTACTTATGAAGACGATGATGTAAAGCGGCTTAGAAAGATTGCAAGAGAAGAGGCTAAAAAGGACAGGGAAGAAACATCTATTGCTGATAATAGGGCAAAAAATAAATACGTAGATGATTATGCTAGAACAATTCAAAGACTTGGAGTAAACGAAGATGCTGCTATTTATGAAGCCATTTTAAATGAACTAGAAGGTCTTCCCGGATATTCAACTAATGGGACATCGGATGCTGAAAGAAACTATGAAAAGGCTGAAAGGAATTATTATAGAAATATGTATAAATCGCCTAGAGCCACAACGGCATTCAAGGGAACTTCACCCTCTGGTAAAGTAGGTGGTTCTAGTACGATAGAATACAAAGAGGGTTCTGATGCCGAGATAAGTGCTGCACTGCAAGATGAGCACGTGCAGACATATATGAAGCGCAGAGGAAAAGATTTAGAATTTGTAAAGAAGGCAATGGCTAATAAATCGCCAATGTCTGGAACAGCGAAATTATAATGGGTAGATTAAGAAGGCGACAACCAAACGCACGGAAACCAAGAATACCACATGACAGTCGTACGATTCCTGTATGCGATGAGACTGATCAGGGTAATGGTACTTGGTATAACTGCTGGTGGTGCGGCTTCCCGAATAGTGATCAACGAAGTGCATTGGGCGATGAATCCACTCCTAATGGAGTTACGCATGCTAAATATGCCGCATCAGCACTCGGAGCTGAACCCGGAATACGAGGAGCTACCAAGTCAACAAGTAGTAGTGGTAGTGAATATCGTGAAGGGGGTTCACCATCCGCGAATTTAATGCTGGGCGGTATAACTATCAAGCAAAAAACTCCAGTAATAAGGTCTGATTCTGACGGAAATCCAATTACTGTTCTTCATTATTACACAGCATCTGCTGATAGTGGGTGCTCATTCTGCGGCAGTATGAACTGGCGTGGAGATTTTTAATTTTTTTAACTCCCTGATTAGAACGAAGAATACCAGCAACAAGGGATTTTTGGAGGAAGAACTATGGAAGTTGTAGATTTAAAAGACGAACAGTGTTCATGGTTTCCGGTTTCCGGAAGTGCAGATACGGTTTATGTTGGTCAATTAGTTAAATGGGGACATGATGGCGGTGTTGCCCCTGCTGGTCAGGCTAGTGGTGCTCTTGATACTACTGGTGAAGCTGTATTGGCTGGTATTATAGTTGGTGTGAATGATATTACGCAGACTAATGATACTACTTATAGTACAGTATCAATTTCTGGTCTTACAGATAATTCTGATACACAGGCAACACAAAAAGCCAGATCTTATTTTGGTGCAGGAGGTATGTGGAGTAAGGGCGATCCCCAACCTATGGTTGAGGTTGCTATGATTGATTCCGGTACTAGAATTAAAGCACCTATATATAGTGGTTCATTTGGGGCAGCACTTACTGTGCAGACAGTTACAACTGGATCAACTACTGGATTAGGGTTTACTGCAAATGCAGGTGATATGACAGGTATAGCTAATAACTGTACGTCTTATTGTCGTACCGGTGCTAATGCGGGATTGTACAGAGTATCTGATGATACAAGTACTACTACATTAACCTTTGATCATTCATGGCCTGAAGATATTGCTATTGGCGATACATTTGCTAGAATTGGTCTCGCTACTGGATATTGTACTATGCAGACCGGCAGTGAAAGTATTTATATTGAAAACGATGATGCGTCCGCTACTAATGGTTGGGGCGTTATATGCGAACATCTCGATGCTAGAGAAGCTAGTAAAGAGTTCGCAGTTTTCAGATTTATACCAAAGCATTTCGGAACACCGATAGCAGCGTAATAGTATAGTATTTTAGTATTGAATTAATAGTTTAGATTAGAAGGAGAGATTAACAATGGCTAATCCTTTGACCTCGCCAGCATTTGTAAAAATGTTACAAGAGGACTTACGTCAGGTTGATGAGGATTCAAAGAAGTATAATGATCTTCATAGTAAAAAGGAGCAGATATTTGATATTATTACCGACTCTACCAGAGCATGGGAAGAGTGGACATCTGTATCAGCTCTTACTGACATACCGCAGTTCAACGGTAGGTTGACAACCCTTGGTATTACACCGGGATATTCAACTAAAATTGAACCTGCTGAGTACGCTGGTAAAACAATGGCGAGCAGAAAATTGTTTGATGATTTACAGTACGACATCTTGATGGATTTAGCTGCGCAATTGAAAAACTCCGCTTACAGGGTTAGGGATAAAAATGCTGTTAAGATTTTTGCTAACGCAACATCTGCAGCATTTGATTTTATGCCTAGTCAGGAAGAGGGTTTGGCTCTTGCTAGTAACAGCCATACAACTAAGGTTCCCGGAGTTTCCACTTCTAGTGGATTTGATAATCTTGGAACATCTGCGTTGAATGCTGTTTCTGTTGCAGCTACAAGAATTTTGATGAGGAAGTTTAGAGCGGCTAATGGTGAAAGAATTGACATGGGCGATAGTTATTGCCTGTTAGTTCCTGATGACCTGTTCTTTAAGGCATCAGAAATCAATAAGACGGTTCTCGAAGTTGATAGTGCGAATAACAACGTGAATATGCAAAAAGGTTTATATGGTATTATAAACTGGTTGCGTCTTAGCGACACAAGTACTACTAGTTGGGGTATGCTGGATACAACTACTATGAAGAAAAACTTCAAGTGGATACAGCGTGCCGATGCGGAAACAAATAACACAATTGATTTCGACACGTTTTCGCTTCAAAATTCTGTATATGAAAGACATGCTGGTGGCTTTATTGACTGGAGAAGTTATTTCCATAATAACGTTACATAAGCATATTAATGGATATATGCTCCCCTTTTGGGGAGCATGTGTCTCTTTGCGTTAACGGGTAAGCCGTGGTTTGATTCCACGGGGCAGCGATGTTCCTGATTCTTAAGGAGAGTAATATGGGTTTTACTAATTTCCCAAACGGAGTTACAAGTTTTGGAGTTCCTCTGTTTGGCAGTTCGGGCAGTGGTATAGTTACTGGTAATGTATTTTTTGTTGATAGTGGCCATGATCTGGCTGCAGACGCAGGAAATGCCGGCCAGAGAAACCAGCCATTTGCCACTGTAGATTTCGCAGTTGGGCAGTGTACTGCAAATAACGGTGATGTGATATATGTACTACCGGGACATGCAGAAACTTTATCGGCGGCTGATGCTATTGATATAGACGTGGCTAGTGTTAGTGTTATAGGTATTGGTAACGGAACAGATAGACCGACTTTTACTTATGATAATGCAGCCGGTGAAATAGTAATCGGTGCAGATAATGTACTGGTTGAAAACATCGTATGTAATGCTAGTGTTACTACTGTACTAATTGGTATTTCTATTGAAGATGGTGTTGATTATGCTACAATCCGTAATTGTCAATTTGGTGTTGATGCTACAGGTACTGACGAGTTTAATGCAACAATACATATTGCCAATAACAACACAGGTACTGTTATTGAGAACTGTATAATTGACAATGGAATAGGCGCAGCTGTTGCAGGTATTCATATGGATGCTGATACGGCAATGACAACTATTAGGGGCAATATTATACGCGGAGATTATTCTACTGCTAATATTGTAGGTGATACGACATTATCAACAAATGTATTGATTCAAGGGAATATTCTCGAGAATGGCATTGGTGGTAATTTGAATGCACAACCTGGAATAGAGTTGCTTACAGCAACTACTGGGACTATAGCTAATAATTATATTGTATGTGACCTTTCTACTAAGGCTGCATCTGTAGTTGCTGATACATGTTTGTTATTTGAGAATTATTACAATGAGGATATTAGTGGAGCTGCTACTGGTGGTATTATAGGTGCTGCATCTGCTGATGATTAATAAGTAAGAAGTTTTTAATTCTAATGATTGGGCTGGGGCAGGGGTAACCTTGTCCCACCATCATTCATTACTATTTAGAGGAGAAGCTGGATGGTTATAAAGAAAACAAAGAAGAAACAGGCAGTAAAGAAAGAAGTTGAGGAAAAGATAGTTAAGGACAGTACAGAGAAACCGGGTATATTGGTGGACGAGTCTGAACTGGCAGAGCTTAAGAAGTATAAGGCTATTGTAGAAGAAGCCAATGCAAGGGTAGCACCGGCCGGTAAAGTCGTAGATGATGGCTATAAATATTTTGCTGACTTTGATAAGGGAAGTTCTGTACCTGCATGGGCATTACCAAGGCAAACCGAAACATTAGAGAGCGAAGTAAATAGAATTAGTAGTATGTTAAAAAAGAAAGAGGTTCCGATAGAAGAGATTCCTTATGCTGAAGCTGATCATAAACGAAGATCGGAACGGTTAGAACAGATTAAGAATTCTAAGCCGAAACTAACCGGTTTACAAAGAGATGAATTAAAAAAGAAGAGAGACAAGCTTGCTGATGAAATAACAAGAAGTAAGTTTACAAAGTTGGAAATGGAAAAGGGACTGGCTGATCCTCATGACGAAGCATTTAGAATGTCTGAGCCATGTATTAATATGGACACAGAAGAAGCTAGGCGTATGGGTATTTCGGTTTCTGCAAATGGCAAGGTAAGTCGCAGTGTTGCAGAGAATGCATGGAAAATGATGTCTACATTACTTGAAGACACCCCTGCCAATCCCAATTCAGAAATATTAAGAAATGACACTGGCAAGTCTAAGCGCAATATGATCACTGTTCCGGAAGGTTTTGATTATAATAAATTAGAAAAGAAAAAAGAGTTGGTTGGATAAAAGAAGAGAGGCAAAATGGACGGACAAGAGATGAAATATCGAGTGCAATTACTCCTCGATGAAGAAACTGGTGGCGACTTTCTGGATGAAAAAACAGTATATGATTTTCTGAACGAAGGTGCGCTGGAAGTTGCAAGGTTGACTAGTGCGCTAACAACCACACAGTCAATTACTACGGTAGCAGACCAGACTGGCTATACACTTAATGCTAATTACCTAAAAATGTATTTAAAAGATAGAAGTGGATACTTCTTTGTTAAATATAATGATGGTACGAATAATACATTTATCAAGTGGGTTCCGTACGAAGATATCATTATTAGTGACGATACTACTTCTGTTCTTGTACCTACTAGGTTTAGTATTACTGACGACCCGACACTAGATAGTCAGGAGGCTGGTACGGCAACAGGTTCTGGTTCATTGGGTGCTAGTAGCGGCGAAGCCACATTAACGGATAGTGCAGCCGATTTTAGTGATGTAAGCGCAGGTGATATCGTACACAATACCACAGATAGTTCTAGTGGTGTCGTTGTTTCTAAGACTTCATCTACCGTACTTGTAACTGCACTCTTTCCCAACGATCCTAGTGCAAGTGTTGATAAGGATTGGGATAGTTCTGATGCTTACGTGATACAACCACAGGGAAGGTTTAGACTAGTTCTAGACCCTCCCCCAAGTACGGCAGGTCATACGATAACGTTTTATTATGCAAGTAAGCCGGCCCCTGTGTGGTCAGCGTTTAGAACATTTAGGTATCCACCGCATTTAAGTTTAGCAACAATTAAATATGCGGTATGGTTATTGAAGTACAGGGATAGGGAACCTAGTTTTGGTGATAAATTATATTTGTCTGCCGATAATATATTGCGTAGAGGCAAGGTTGATATGGACAGGGCACTTAATCGAAATAGAATACGGGTTAATATGAAGGTTAGGAACTAATTCTCTTATGGCTATACCAAGAAGAAGAAGAGGAAGTATAGATAAAGAGTTGGAACCATTTCAGTTTGGACTGGATGGTAAACTGGTTACATCTGTTGATCCTACTCGTATCCTTACAGTATCTGATAGCGGTGAAACGAGGCAAGATAATTTTAAAAGCTTAAAGAATATTCGTTATACCGATAACGGTATACGCGGTGTTAGGGGGATGACCAAGATTAATTCTACGGCATTATCTAGTCATCCTAAAGTTAGAAATATACATCACTTTTCAAAGTCACAACCTGCTGAAAGTCATGTGCTTGTACATGCTTTCAATAGTGGACTTACACAATCTAAAGTGTTCAAGAATGATACTGCTATACCGAATACTGGTGATTTTAGCGGTACAGCATTACATACCGATGCTTCGGGGTCGGGTAAGGGTAGATTTGAAAATGCACAGTTGGGTAGGATGTTATATTGTAATGGTGTAGAGACTATGATATGGGGCGGTGATGAATCTAGGTTGTCAAAGTTTGTTATTTTTGATCCCAATGGTACATTTCTTTATGATTATACGGAAAAAGTACAGAACACACTTACTGACGCTGATAATGTAGCTACGCTGAAACGCGTATCTGGTGTGGGTAGTGAAACTAAATTGTTATTACATTGTGATGGGAGCGATGCTTCGACTACGATAACGGATAATTCTCCGGTATCACCACATACAGTAACAGCCGTTGGTAATGCTCAGATAGATACTGCGATTAAAAAGTTTGGAACTGGAGGGCTCTTGTTGGACGGAACTGGGGACTGGGCTACGATCCCTGATGATTCTGATTTTGTATTAAGTGGGGGAGTTTGGACATTTGAATGCTGGGCTAAAGTTAGCCTTGCTGCTGATAGTGGATTATATGCGCAAGCCAAAAGTAGTGCTACACAGGATTATATGTGGATATATATAGATACAGATGGTGCTGTTAATCTCGTTATCAATGAAGCTACTGATGCAGCAACAGGTACGGTAACTTTAGATACAGGTGCATCTGGTTCGGTTGATGGCATTACAGTAAATAGTGTTCAGGTGATGTCGGGAGCGGAATCATTTGATACAGATTTAAACACCACAGCAACTGCAGTGGCTGCTAATATAACAGCACATACGAGTAGTCCTAATTATACCGCTGCAGCTGTTGGTGCTACAATCACTATAACGTCTGTTATAAAGGGTGCTGATGTTAATGGATTTGCTGTAGCAAGTTCATGTACTACTATTACAAGTACAGATGTTAATATGGCTAGTGGTGCCTCGAGTAATGAGGTTTTATTATCGACTCCCGATAGTGTAATTACTGCTAGTACATTTGCTCATATACGTGTAGTTGAAAATTCTAATAACTTTTATATATTTGTCAATGGTATACAAAAAGCCTTTACTAATAATACCAACAGAACAGAAGGTGCTATAGCATATAATTCTACAATATTTATAGGGGCTGTACATGACGGAACCACAACCTCGAAACCGCTTAATGGGACATTGGATGAAATCAGGTTAACAAATAGTGCATTATCAGTAACAAACTTTGATGTGCCGGCAGCTGCTTATACGGCTGCAACAACAAATGTTAATATGAGGGTTGGTAATATATTACCAATAGAGGGGGTAAGGTTTACGATATCTAATGCCAATACTTCAGCCGGAACATTAAGTGTGTATTACTTTAGTTCGACAGGAGAGTGGACGGCCGTGACTAATTTAACTGATAATACTGCTTCTGCCGGTGTGCCACTGGCGCAAACAGGTACTGTAACATTTGATTCTACTGCGGGTGTGGCTATACAACATGTTATAGATGGTATACTGGGTTATTGGTATAAAATAGAAATTACAAATGCTGATACTGCAACGGCTATATCTAGTGTTACAGTAAAAGAACCGTTTCAAGATATACAGGATTTTTGGGACGGTGATTTTAGGACAGTTGCTTCAGTACAGTTATTTGAAGATGATATAGAAAAAGATAATACCGTTAATGTTTTTGAGGATGACTATCTATTTGATGAAGTTACTGACGGTGATATGTCAAGTTACATGATCATGTCTTCACTCACTGCTACTGCTGAATATTTGATGATAGGGTTCTTAGAAAGACAACAGGGTATGAGAATCAAAATGATACCCGATCGCGCAAATCAATCTACTTCTGCTACAGGTAAGGTGGCTTTTGGTGATGATGTTGCTGTAAATGATACAATAACAGGTATTACCGTGAATAGTGTCGAAATAATGTCTGGAACAGTAACTGCTGGATCAGGAAGCAGTACGCTTCTTGCCACAGATGTGGCAGCAAGTATTAATAATAAGACATCGATTCCTAATTATACAGCCGAAGAAGAAGATGCATCGGTTATTATTACATCTGTTACAACAGGGACCAGTGTTAATGGGTTTACTGTTACAAGCTCCGGCTCTGGTATTACTACAACTGATACTAATATGGCTAGTGCCAGAGATATCACAGCGGTTCTTACAGTTAGTTATTGGAATGGAGCTGAGTGGATAAGTGTTGGTTCTATACAAGATGGTACTATAAGTAATAACTCTTCATTTGGTAAATCTGGATTTATAACATGGGGTCCTCTAGGTGAGAATGTGGAATTTAGGAGAGAGGTTAGCAAAGAAGAGCCATTTTATTACTATAAACTAGAATGGAGTGAAAACTTTGCCGATGATGTATTGTGTTATTTTGTTAGTGGGATACCAGTACAAAAACAGATAGAGAAATACAATTTTGCATTAAATGCCCAGAACAGGACGTGGTTGTTTTCAAATCAATCAGATACAAAGAATACAGCGAGGGTTTCAGCCCTAGGGACTTTGAATGCCTTTAATGGTATAGATTCTAGAACGTTTAGGTTTGGAGATGAGACTGAAGTACTTGCTGCTGTTGAGATATTTACTAAACTAACTACTGGCGGTGAAAGCGATATATTGATTGCTAAAAATAATTCTATGTTTTTATTAACCGGAACCAATCCGGATAGTTGGACTGTTACACAGATTAGTGATGATGTTGGTTGTCCTGCACCATATACATTTAAAGCCAGTCCAATAGGTTTAGAATTTGCACAACTACAAAGTAAACAAGTAGTTGTATGGCAATCTGAAAATGGTATTATGTTATATGATTCTACGGCTATATTTCCAATATCAGATACTATAAGTAATTATTTTGACCAGTCCAAGAGTGAGTCTATTAATTTAGATAAGATAGCTGAGGGTTATGGATTCTGGGATAATTCAAGCGGTGTTTATGAATATCACTGGTTGTTTGCTTCTGGTAATTCTACGACCATAAATAAAGAATTGGTATTTGATTTACGAAGACAGAAATGGTGGGAAGCTGATAGAGAAAGTGCTAATTTATTACAATGTGGTACTAAGGTTGTTGATACTAATGGTGCTCACTATAACTATGCAATGATAGATTCCGGATATATGGAGAGATTAGAGAATGGCACGGCATGGACAGGCGATGGCAGTTCAATTGCTTATGAGTTTGAGTTGGGTGATTTATTATTTGACGGTAATTTAGGGGTGGAAACATTGATTCGGTATATTAGGTTGGTTATGAAAACAAAGTCTTCTACACCCAATTCGGTAACCATTGCTCATTATGGAGATACAAATCAAACGCCTAAAACGATAACTTTATCACCAGCTAAATCAGGATATGACGCAACAATGCCAATACATAGTATTGCAGGTTCTCAATGGGGACGGTCAGTATTTCATAGATTGAAGTTTACTATAAGTACAAACAATGAAACAATAGGATTTGAACCATTGTGGGTTAGTGGATTTTATGAAGAAGAAAGATTGAGGTTGAAAGATTAAAAATGGCGGGACCACTTGGTTATATTAATGCAGCTACAAAAGCGTTAAATTATTTAGGCGATCAACGAGATCCAGAAGATAAGCCGGAATCAGTAGGGCCGGAATGGGTAGAAAAGTACGGTATTGGACCCATGAATGTGAAGCTTGGTATGTCCTTGGCCAATCTTTTCGGAAAGCGAACGGAACCGAGTGCGCAAAGAACATTTAGCACTTCTATCGGTACATTTTTAAATGAACATGGACTTGGCACATATAAAACATTAGGCAAGGGAGCATCACTGTCTGGAACTCCCGCTGCTAAACGTAGGAATAAATTATCTACATTTGTGCGAATGGCGCAGGACAAGTATCCAGGTCTTTCAAAAGCCGCGTATGCCAAGATGTTTGGGCGAAGCAATCTCGACCGCTTTTTCCCTATGATATCAATAGGTGATGCCAGGGAGTCACGTAAACAGGAAATACTTAACCCCAAACAGAATCCGGCATGGATCCGTATAACCGAAGGGTTAAAGAGTGGGAAAATTAAAGGCAAGGGGATAAATAATGCACTCGCAGCCCTCCGGGGAATAGAGAATAAGGCTGCTAGTTTAAGGGAAAATCCAAATTATGTACCAAAAGCATTAAAGGCGGGAAAGGGATCGAATCTTGGATTTAAGTTTAAAGGCAGACAAACGGATATGACGATGGAGGGTTTCTTTAAAAATCTTCAAAGAGCCTTTGATAATGATACTTTTCTGTCGGTAGCAGGAGCAACACAGGAACAACCACCAGCACAGGAACAACCAACACAGGAACGATCATTAGCAGAAAATGCATTTAATGCATTTAAAAATATTGGTATTGGTTCTGCTATTAGTAGAAACGTATTTAATCCAAAACGATTATCAAGACCAGATCTTGGTTTTGGACAGAAATTATTTTCACGACAATATTAGGGATACAAAAAAAAGGGGGGAAGTAATATGGCACAAAAATATACGACTTTACAAGATGAATCACTATTTAGACTTAAGAAAGGGGAGGGGCAGCATATTTTCGGTACTCAGGTAGGTTCTGCTTACGATCCAGATTTTACGAACTATTTAGAGTTAACGCAGAGAGGGGCGGAAAAAGCGCGCGAAACGAATGAGAAGATGAAGTTTAACATTGCGCAGAAGGGGCAAGAACTGGAGAGGGCTAAATTTGAAGAAACAGAAAGATCCAATATAGTAAAAGAAAAAAGGCTTGCAAAATTAGATCAGGAAGAGGCTTCGCAAGCGCTAGTAAAACAACAAGAAGATTACAAAACAGGACACCAAGAAAGAAAAACAGCAAAAGAGGAGAGAACACAGAAATGGATATCAACGATTGCTTCTTCAGTTGGAATCATTCTGAATACGAAGTCTGATGAGCGATTAAAAGATATTAAAGGTAATTTTGTTAAAGGACTTAATGCAATACTTGGTTTGAAACCCATTAATTTCACTTGGAAAAAAGAAACTGGTATGGAATCCGAATCTATTAATTCCGGATTTTCTGCTCAACAGGTAAGGGAATTTATTCCCGAAGCAGTTAAGGAAGATGATGAAGGGATATTGTCTATTGCTGACAGAACGATTATAGCAACTTTAGTCAATGCAGTAAAAGAGTTGAACGATAAAGTAACGGAATTACAGAAAACACAATGAATAAATCTGATTACAGGGTAAATAGGATTGACAATAACAGTTTTTCTAATATTAATTATATTGGCTATATTGATGGTGAAGAAGCTGGTATGGTTACCGGATATAGTTGTGGTGAAGATACTATTGATATACGTTACTCGCTTCTTAAGGAACAGTTTAGGGGAGCTAAAATGGTTAGGGCCTTTAGGGAAATAATTGATGCAATACAAAAGGATTTCCCTAATATATTAATCAGAATACATGATCAGAATAATAGGTCAATTCAAATAGCATTGAGTCACGACTTTCATATTACAGGTGTATCACTTTATGGTGGTGAGGCTGTTGTTGAATTATTAAAAACAAAAGGAGAAATATAATGGGTGTACTTGGAGATATAGGAAAGAAAGCAAAACAAATAGGGTCAGAGGCTTATAGGAGAATGAAAGCTGACGAGCCACTTTTTGGAAAAGCTATTTCAAATGCTGGTGACACATTTACGGATCTTGGTACTGTATGGGATCCACGAGAAAGTGGAGGTCCGGCAGCATACAGCAAACTGAAGGACGAACGGGAATTATCGAATGCATTACAAAACGAATCTGTGGCAAAGACACGGAAGCTCAATGCAGAGGCAGCAGCATTTGAAGAATCACAAGTAGATTTTGGTGAGTTTTTCAATCAAGTTAGGGATGGAGGTGGGG